TGGACCTTCTGGTCAAATACAAGCACCTACAGATACAACTAATTCTGTAACAGGTTTTCCTAAATATTATGCTATGTTTGGTGGCGCTACTAATACTACAGATACTACTTCTGGAGGTATGTATCTTGCTCCAACACCTGACGCTAACTATAAATTCAGAATATATTATAACAAAATGCCTACTGGTTTGGGGTCTGGGACTACTGGTAGTGCTGAAACATATTTAAGTACATACTTTCCACAAGGACTATTATATGCTTGTTTAGTAGAAGCTTTTGCTTTTTTAAAAGGTCCAATGGAGATGTTGACACTATATGAAAATAAGTATAAAAGTTCTATACAACAGTTTGCAGGGATGCAACTTGGAAGACGAAGAAGAGACGATTACACTGACGGAACCGTTAGAATACCTGTCAAATCACCGTCTCCATAAATTGAGGAGAAAAAATTATGGCAATATCATCGGCAATATGTAATAGTTTCAAAGTAGAAATTTTAAAAGCAGTTCACGACTTTACTGCATCATCTGGTAATACTTTTAATTTAGCTTTATATACTAGTTCAGCATCTTTAGGTGCAGGTACAACAGCATATAGTTCATCAAACGAAATTTCAAATACATCGGGTTCAGCTTATTCTGCAAAAGGAAAAGCTCTTACAAGTGTAACTCCAGTTTTAGATAGTAGCACAGCAGTTTGTGATTTTTCTGACGTATCTTGGACATCGGCTTCATTTACAGCTAATGGATGTTTAATTTTTAATGATTCAGCTTCTGGTGATCCTGCAGTTTGTGCAGTAGCATTTGGATCAGATAAAACAGTTTCTAATGGAACTTTCACAGTTCAATTTCCAGCAGCAGACGCAAGTAACGCTATAGTTCGAATAGCATAGGGGTAAATCCTTATGTCTAATACTTGGAACCAAGCCGGTACTACCTGGGGTTCAAATCAATGGGGCGAACAAGGTCCTACTATAGTTACTTTAACAGGTCAAAGTGCTACCTCAAGTGTAGGTTCTATAACTCCAAGATCAGATTTTTCAATAACTTTAACCGGACAATCAGCAACATCTAGTGTTGGATCATTAGTTACGGAAGTAGCTTATATTTTATCAGGACAATCAGCAACTTCTTCTGTAGGTTCTTTGACAGTTACCGATATGTCTATCGGTTTAACAGGACAATCAGCAACATCTAGTGTTGGATCAGTTGTAGTTGAAAGAGCTTTTGTTTTAACAGCACCGTCAGCTGCAACAACAGGAGTTGGTGATCTTACAATTAATAGTTCTGAAATACACGTTCTTCAAGGTTCTCAAGCAGATGCTTCAGTAGGTTCTATATCTCCTGCAGATGTAATGGGATTAACAGGAGTATCATCAACAGCAAGTGTTGGCTCAATATCTCCTGCAGATGTAATGGGATTAACAGGGGTCTCGTCAACAGCAAGTGTTGGTGAAATAAGTCCTGCAGATGTAATGGGGGTAGAAGGTGTTTCAGCAACTTCTAGTGTTGGTTCTTTAGTTACAGAAGTAGCTTATACCTTAACAGCACCTAGTGCTTTAACTTCTTCAACAGGCTCAATAAGTCCTGCAGATGTAATGGGATTAACAGGAATTCAAGCTGATATTTCTGTTGGAAACGTGTCACCTTTATCATATCAAGATGTTGATATTGGAGGCAATACAAGTTATAGTGCAGTCAATAAAACAGATAGCGCAAGTTATTCTGGTATTGACGTAACAGGAAATACGTCTTATACAGATGTAACTCACGCAGCTTAGGAGAAAAATTTATGGCATCAACTTACACACCTCTTGGCGTAGAACTAATGGCTACCGGCGAAAATGCTGGAACTTGGGGTACAAAGACTAATACAAACTTACAAATATTTGAACAAATTTCTGGTGGTTACTTAGAAGTATCTATTGCAGGTGGTGCAGGAACTACAACTTTAACAGAAAGCGATGGTGCTACAGGTTCTGCTGTTGCTACAAGAATTTTAAAACTTACAGGAACAATTACTGGTAACAGAATTGTAACTATGCCAGTTGGCGTAGAAAATTTTTATATTATAAATAACGCAACTTCTGGTGCTTACACAGTACAGTTAAAAGCTGCTTCTGGTTCAGGGGCCACGGTTACTTGGGCAACTGATGATAAAGGTTGGAAGTTTGTTTACTTCGACGGTGTTGCAACAAACACAGGCGTTTATGATATTAATTCAGATTTAGGTGATGCAACATTTAATGATTTAACAGTTAACGGTGCTTTTCAAGCGTTAGGTACAATTAAATTAGATGGTAACTATCCTACAGGAACAGCAAATGTTGCTTTAGGAGATACTGCGTTGGATGATGGTTCTTTATCTGGAGCAGGTAATACAGCTATTGGTGCTAGTGCTTTATCCGCCAATACATCTGGTGCATCAAATACAGCAATAGGATGTGGTACTTTATTATCTAACACAACAGGTGTTGATAATACAGCAGTTGGTTCAATTTCTTTAAATAGTAATACAACAGCAAATTATAATACAGCAATAGGAGCACACTCTTTAGAAAAAAACACAACAGCAAATTCTAATACAGGATTAGGTTTTAAAGCGTTATGTACTAATACAACAGGAGCAGAAAATGTAGCTGTTGGTCAAATTGCTTTACTTGCAAATACAACAGGTGCTTCTAATACAGCAGTTGGTAAGGCTTCTTTAGATGCAAATACAACAGGTGCTGGAAATACAGCAGTAGGACACAATTCTTTATCCTCTAACACAACAGCAGCGGATAACACAGCTGTTGGTCATCAAGCATTATTTACGAATGTTACAGGTGCTAACAATGTTGCTGTTGGAAAAAATGCTTTATATTATAATACTACAAATAATAATACAGCAGTTGGTAATTTAGCAATGACTAATACTAGTACTGGTGCTGGTAACACTGCAATCGGACAAAATGCCATGACAGCTAACACAACAGGTACCAGTAATATAGCAGTTGGTTTTAATGCCCTTGATGCAAATACAACAGGTGGTAATAATATTGCAATCGGAGATGGTGCGTTAGGCGCCAATACTACAAATACTACAAATTTAGCAATCGGTACTTCTGCT